AAAGATTTTTCAATTCTTAGACTAAATTGATTTTTGTATAAAATTAAGTCATGGATATGGGGTTTATTAAAAAACATATTAAAATAGGTTTCTTTAATATAAAGATCGTTACAAAAGATAATTTTAAAACACTCATTTATAGCATCTATTTGATTTTTTATAATTTTATTATTGTATTTTGCTATTCTATTTATAAGGTCTGGTTCTAATGTATAATTTGGACAAAAATCTAAAAACTTAATTTTTCCCCTTCCATCCCATTTACGATGGGTTTCCATTAAATCATCTAACAAAACTTTCCAACCAGGTGGAGGATCAAACACATTACACAAGATGTATCTTTCACTATTACATATTCTACTTGTTTTTGGTTTTATAATTTTTACAAATTTGTATAATGATACCAATAACAAAAAAAGTTTTACCGTTGTATGACAAAACATGTCGTAAAATTTTATAATAAAAGTTCCTCCTTTCTTTTGGATATTTAATGCTAGTAGAATTTCACTGAATATAAGTTTTGTTAGTATAATTTCTTGTAGATTGTATTCATCAATATCTATTCCACCATCGGCAGTTATAAATTGAACTCCTTCAGGAAATTTATTTTTAATAACATTTATAGTTTGAATAAGACACCCTGAATTTGTAATATCGTTATTTCCTATTTTTAATATGTTATCATTATTTACATTTTCATTATATTCTATGGAATCAGAGTCGCATTTACTTTGAGTTAACCATTGTGTATCCATACCTCTTTTTCTACGAATGTCTAGGGTTGCATCTATAAATCCTCCAGGTGCTTCGCACATGAAAAAACATGTTAAATTTGGTTCATACATAAACCATTTTTTATATACAATTTCATATAATTTATAAAAAGCTCTACTACTTACTGTTTTTCTACTTATACAACTTACTAATTCGTAATCATTTATTCCTTTACTTATAGCTTTTCTCAAACGTTCTTGATTTCTATTAAGATTATCTATTTTAGATTTGCACTTTTCTAAAATTTCAAAATCTCCAAGATATTTTTGTTTATGGTTTTTTTCATCTGATAAGATTCCTGTACCCAACCATAACTTTTCAAGAAATTCTAATTTATTAAAAACACTTTTCCAAATTGCCCCAGTTTCCATTTACACAATTTAATTATTCAAGATAATTATTTTTATACTTTTTTGTTTTTTTTCTAAAAATATTATATTTTCTATAATTATACTAAAACAAAGAAACTAAAATGGAAGCTCCACCTCCAGCGAAAGTTATGTCCAACTCAGTTCACTATGCTAAGACAACTCTAGTAGGTGTTACATACCTAGTACTAGCCTCTGTTATCTTCAGTGTCATCACATCGTACTTCCCAGAAATGTCCGATGCTGCTGCCGCTGATGCCGATACCGTCGACCTTCTAATGCAGGTTGGTGTCCAACTTCTCCTAATTGTACTTGTATCGGTTGTAATGCAGCGTATGGTTCCATACATGCTCGCAACCGTATCGAGAGTCCTAGGAGTCAACGTTTTCGTTGCCTCTGAGGCCGAAGTTGCTATGTTCCTCCTTATGGCAGTAATGTTCAACTCTGGTTCACTCAAGGGTAAGATTGACGAACTCGGTCGTCGCCTTGTAGGTGCTGTTGGGCTTTAAGCCTGTGGCCTTAGCCCGCGAAACGAAGTAATCTATGATTACTAGCCCGTGCGAAGCACGATGCATTGCTTTAAGCGTATTACTAAGTAAAAAAAAAACCTCTAAATATGGTATATAGTTAATAAATGGGTGCTTCAGAAAGTAAACACTCTTCAGAAGTTAAAGAAGTACCTAAATTTGGAGGGATAAAAAATATAGATAAACCTAGACCTGGTTATTATGTATCAGGCCAAGGTGTATACTATAATGGTGAACTTTTAACAACTGATCCTAATTATTTTGTAAAACTTAACTACGGTTATGCAAAAAATAGTAAAATTGTATGGTTCAAAGGAGTCCCAATAAAAGACGCTGATGCCCATACATTTAATACTATAAATAGAGGAGATGTTACTATTCCCTCACAACTTAAAAAATATAATTCTGTACTTGGTAAAGATTCTAAAGCATGGTATTTAAAAGGTAATCCAATATTTTTATTGTAAACAACGATATGTTAAAATATAGGCTTGACGTATTTTTGTAATACCAGACTCATTAACTGTTCTAATATTTTCATCATCGAAATTAAACCATTGGTTATTTATTCTGTTTACACAAGTATAATGTCCACCAAAAAAACCACCAAAGTGTAAAATAATATTTTCTAGACTGTATTCTTTAACTTTGTCTGAAAATTGTTCTCTTATTCTTAATCCGTCCACAGGATAATCAACTATTGTATTAATCTTTTTAGGAGGATAACTACTATAGTTATAACGCTTTAAACAAACAACCAATATCTTAGGCAATTTATAAAATCCAGTTTTTTTAGTCATTGTAACTTTTTTATTACACTTATCACAATGATAAAGATTGTCTGGATCATCATGTTTTTCCTTTGTAATGTATTTTTGTAATAAATCAGATAAATAACAATTTTCTTCAGGTACTTCTACATTTACAGAATTAATTATTTCATAACTAGAACTTAAATTATTACACATTGTACATTTTACATAATTAGATGAAAGTCCATAGTATAACTTAGACATTATACTTGGATTAGAATTTATATATTGAATATATTTACTATATCCATTACGAGAACTCTCAAAAGTTAAACTACAAGATTTATCTTTAGTCACAGATTGAAGAAGGTCTATAAAATTAACAAAACACTCATGAGCATCTTGTTGTTCTCTTATATCCCACCAAGTAAATTTCTTCTTAAACTCAGATAATATAAGTGAAGGATCCAAAACAACAGTAGAAGAAACACCCCCCTTAGATTTACTAGTAACATTCATAATTTCTTTAAGTACATCAATACAATTATTTTCTTTTGTTGTTGTTTTGAAGTATTTTCTTATTTCTTTGATGTAAATTATGCTTTGTAAAACACTTGCAAAATAACAAGTGCTTCCTATATTTTTTATACCTAAAAGCTTCATTTAATCAACTTAATGATTTATGTTATGTAAACATATTAAGTTATAGCCTCTAGGCGCAATACACTTCGTAATGTTTTCATCTTTTCTTCCTTATTTAACTCATGATAAAAAATCTATTAAAAAGGCCAGTATTGTAACTAAAACTGGTGATACTGGTAAGACGTCTCTATGGAATGGAGAAAAGGTAAATAAATCAACTATACACATTTGTCTAATTGGTTCTTTGGATACCTTAAACTCCCAACTGGGTATGGTAAAATCTTTATGGACAAAAGTAAGAAACGAACAAGAAAATAAACCATATAACGCCCCAGGAGCGGGTTCTATGTGGTATCGTCATAATCCATGTGTTGATTCGGGAATGTATTATGAATGGTTTATCCTAGGAAATATAGTTTCCGAAATTCAAAGATTAATTATGGACATTTCTTCTTTAATTGCAAGTCCACCAACAAATTCCATAATTATTGATAGAACATACACAAACAAAGAAAATAAACTATTCATCAATGAAGAAAACCTAACAAACATAGAATCCCTCATCAATCGTATAAATTCACTCTGCCCACCTATAACACAATTTACAATACCAGGGGGAGGAGGTGAATTAACTTCTTGGCTAGACATTGTGAGAACAACAGTTAGAGAATGTGAGAGACAATATGTTGATTTTATTTTAAATATTAACGATAATTATGTGAAAGAATATGAAATTGAATTTAATAATTGGGTTATAAACAATAAGTTATGTTTGAAAATTATAAATAGAATGAGTGATTTGATTTTTATCTTAAAAAGATTTACTGTACAAACTTTAAAGGAAAATGAAGATCTTTACAAAATAACAAAAAACAATTAAGCTTAAGAATATAAAATAATTATAAACAATTAGGTTGTAGACAAGATGAATCAAAACATAATTAGAGATTTTACTTACAAAAAAATAAAAGAACTTGTCGATAAACATTTAAAAGAATGGGATAAAGAAAAATATACCATAGAAGAAATCTGTAAATTAACGGAAAAAAATATTTTCAATAAATCAATTAAAGAATCAAAAAAAGAAGGCGTAGAAAGAAGCTGGGATAATAAAAAATTTAAAATTATATATAAAAATTGCTATTTTAAAGTAATATCTAATTTAAAAACAAATCCAAATAAAGATTACGTATGGAGTAAAATAAATGACAAAGTGTGGAACGTGTGGGACATAGTAAATATTAAACACACTATTCTAGCTCCTGAAATTTGGGAAGAACATCTTGCAAAAAAGAAAATTAAAGATCTTGAAAAACAACTAGGAAGTATGGATATTAAAGAAGATGGAATGTTTACATGTGGAAAATGTAAACAAAAGAAAACAACCTACTACCAAATGCAAACTAGAAGTGCAGATGAACCTATGACCACTTTCGTTACATGCCATAATTGCAATAATAGATGGAAATTCTGTTAAGCCCGTTCAAAAACGATGCTTTAAGCCCGTTAAAAAAACGATGCTTTAAGCGTTATATTATTTAAAGTTTAAATATATATTACTTTTAAATAGTTAAACTTTAAATATGGAAGGAACTTCCCCTACTACCCCCAAACCCGAAAATCCTAAAGATGCTCTCCGTAAAAAACTAAAAGAAAAACAACAACAGCGCACGAGAGGATCAACCCCCCTCCCCGCTGGAATACAATCCCAAGGCCTTGCAGAAATGTTTTCAATGGTAGATACAATGATGAAGGAAAACCCAAGTCTCTTGAAAGATATGGAATCTAAAGTCAAACAAATGGTAGATAATTCAGGAGTAATGTCTAAAATGGAACAAAGTCTCAAAAAAATGGCCGAAAATGGAGATCTTGAAAAATTAGCTGAACAACTCCCAAATAATAAAAAATCAAAGAAAAATAAGAAGAAGAAGAAGAAACCACCAACACCTAAGAAACCCCCAACCACGATTATTCAAGAACAAGCCACATCAAACAATTTAGAGTAAGTAGCCCTACGAGCCTTATCCCAATCACCCAAACAATAATCTATCAATTCCTCACTTATATATGATTTTCTCGATATACTCCTTGTATGACCAAGTTTCCTTGCACTATGATCAATACATTCTAAAATAAACCTTTTTAATGACCCTTTAGAGGGTTCTTTAGAAACGTCTCCTCTCTTTTTCATAAAAGATTTTATAAACTCTTTATTACTAAAAAGTGTTCTAAAATCTTTACAGGTATAATCCTTTCCCATCCATTCTTTTAGGAAGGTGTTCATGTCTATATGGTTGTATGGAAAAACTTCATTGTTTTTAGACCTACATTGTTGAAGAAGTTGGGTAATGACATCTAGGGTGTGGGGGCAGAGTCCCTTTATGGATATTTCATGGTCGATTCCCGATTTTCCTTTGAATTCAACTTTAGTTCCTGAAAAGTGTTTCTTTTTAAGAGTTGTTAAACCAAAAGTATTATTCTCCTCTGCATATCGCTCATTTCCAACCCTCATGTTTGTCTTCATCATCAACTTAAACATTGCAGAAATAATTTTGTCCTTATTAAGAGTACGATCCTTCAAACAAGAATTTAAGTGCTGAGTAAATACAGGAAGATCCTTCATAAACCTCTTCATTCGACTGTATTTTTGGCATTTTTGAGTGTTTTTCCATTCTTCTGAGTATAAATATTGTTTTCTACCTTGGGAGTCTGTTCCTTTAACTTGTATGGCACTCTTTGAACTCGAAGATATCCATACATCTTTCCATTGTGGAGGAATGCAAAGTGAGGAAATTCTTTGCAATTCTGTACCCGAAGTTATCTCTTTTCCTGTTTTATTATTCAGATACTTCCATTGTTTATTTTTTAAACTCTTACGGGTATAACCCTTATCCTTTAAATAAATAGTTTGGTCCATTACTAATAAAGACCAAACTTTTTATTTCTTCCCCCACTAACGCAAATTTGGAGCATATCGAAGAGGATTGTTTTCATCCAACTGACACCCTATATAGTCATTTAAAAACCATACTATCCACTTAGCGGCTTCACTAACAATATCTATCTGAGATAACTCGGTACCAGAAGACCATTCTTGATTTAATTTTAAACGATGGGAAAGATTTATATATCTAGCTAAAGTACAAGTTCCAGCATGTTGCCCAACGCAAGATACATGCTGGGAAACACGAAAAATTGTAAACTGGAGATCTATACGAGGGTGAGGGTCATGTATTACAAGTAGGGAAAATAGAGATTCAACTATATTTATAACATCGGGATCTATCCAGGTATTTGGATCTGAATAAGAAAATTCTCCGGTTTGTCTATTATATAAAATATAAACAGCATGACCTGCCCTATCGGTTTTAGATTTTTTAGTGTATCCAAATGGAATAATTATACTTGATTTTTCTGGATATTTTCTAATAGCATCTTCCACTATTGATGTAATTATATTTCTTTGTTTCTCAAGGCGACCACATTCTTTAATAAGTCTATCTTTAACCTCTCCGGGGGGGATGGTATTTATATCTGTGTTCATACACCCTTGTAGTAAGTTATTAGAGAAATAATTGGTATATATGTCTTCTTTTGAGTATCTAGGATTAACTTTAAGTGTAGAATTTTTAATTTTTTCTCCCACCTTTATGTCAATTATAATGGTAGACGATATACCTATCTGCTCAATAGTATCATTTTTTCCATAATGTCTAACTGCATTTAAAAATATTTCTGTACTCAATTTATTTTGTTCCCCTACGTCATATGATTTAGTATTCAATATAACATTATAAATTTGGTGTACAGTCTCGGAGGCATTGTCCACCGTTAATTGATTCATAAGTCTAAGTACATTTGGACACATTTGTGGATTCGCTTCGAGTCGTACAGAAACTTGTGGTTGTAGTAAGTTCTGAGAAGAATTCCTGTTTTCGGCTTCTTGCATAGCCATAAGTTCAGCAAACATTACGTCCGCAGACCCAAGGTTATTTTTTATCCATTCATCACTCATGATTATTTATATATTATAAAGAAAGTTTTTTCAATCAATCTAAAAATATCTGCGCAGTAAATTTAAAATGAAGTGGTTTTCTAAAGGATATCCCTCCCAACCATCATGGGGCTGGAACAAAGCCCCACCTAAAAAATCTCTACATGAAATTGGAATGGCACAAACAGCTAATCCAATAATGTTAAATCTAGTTGAATTAGTCCATTGGTTACCCCTAATTCCTGCATTTTTAATGGCTCAATCTATACTTACTAAAAATGTTACATGGACCAACTATTTTGATGGAGACGAACAACGAACACTCCTATTTCTGTTATCTCCGATAATTGCATTTTTTGGAGGATTACCTGGTATTATGATGCATACTTATGAAGGATGGCAGGTAGCTCCTTTTGATAGCCCATTAAGAGGAGACAAAGAAAATACAAATGTTATTGTTTCTTATAAAAATAACCAATGGCTAAGAATTGTTGCATACTTCTTTATTTTCAATATGCAGTACATTGGATTACAAATGTTCTCCTATGCCGTCCTTGGACCAACTTTTTGCGATGGGTGGTTTAAATTTCTGTCTGTAGGGGGATTTTTTATAGGTTACCTAGGAACTCAGGAATACAAAGCTACTTTTAATTTTAAATGGAAGAACACCGCCGGTGGGTCTACCTTTCCACTTGCTTGGACGACATTGATTCCATTCATATTATCTGCAACAGTAAACATGTATGCATTTTTAAAATTAGGTACAGTTATTTATCCAGGACCCCTAGGACCAATAAGATCCCTAGCACCACCAGTTCTTATTGGACTTGGAGGAGCAATTGAAGGTCTATTTGCAGAAACCATATTTGACCAAAAAATACACGCCTTTGCAGTTATCCTCTTCAATCTAGGATTTTGGTCACAACTTGCAATGATTACAAGTGTGTAAAAAACAATAAATTAAAAAATAGTCTAATTGACACAACTAAAATCAGACTAATTTTTATTTTATTTTGTTATTTATTTACTTCTTCCACGCACCACCTTCCTTAAGAGGCTTCATAAGGTCATACTTGTTTCTAACAGCGTCCTTCTCGACCCTACGGGAAACGCTAAAGGGCTTTGCTGTGTCTGGGACACATTCACCTTTTACAGGGCGTGTGGATGGGCAGATGTCAGCAGAGGCAAAGATAGAGTTTTGACGTTCCATTGTTCACGAATTAAAATGGGGGGGTGTATATAAATATATCAGAAAATAAATCTTTATTTAAATTATTATATTTAATATTTTTTTCATCCCCTTTTTGTTTTTTGAGGGGGGGTTCATCGTTTGTATTTCTAGACCATGGATATGGTCTCTTTTTAAGTAATTGGGTAAAAGGCCGTAAGTATAAAGATATTTCGGTATACATTGGCATATTTTATTATTTATATATATTTTCTTTTAAGCGTATTTGCAAAGCAAATCGCCTAGCCCGCGAAGCGATGCTTTAAATGTATTTGCCGTGTATAATTCCGAATTAACGAAAGTTTGGGGTAAGTCATAGTATATAATTGGAGAGGGATCAATATCCATATCAACTGGTACGGCTGGGGGACCTATGTTCAGTCCATCCCACCAAAGAGGGGGTCTCATCGGTATTTCCACTTCTATACCCCCTATAATTACGGTATTCATCGCAATTACAAATAGTATAATTTATGATAATATTTTTATCATCATCATTAGTCCACTTGATAGTCCAAGTTTTATCAAAACCCATTATATCAACCCATTATTCTTCTTACTTACATATCTTATAGAATTTTTAAATTGATTTACTTTCTAAACCTATTCCTGTAACGATATAACTCATCATCGGCAATTTCAGCCCTTCTACGATTCCATAGAGCTACAACTTCCTTGCCTTGACGAAGGGCCTTTTTCTCTAAACCTTTAAACTTTCCAATCATATGACGTATGGGTTTCTCTACTTCACCAAATGTTGCACCATCTTTCATTTGCCATTTAATTTGCCCCCTTAGTCGATCCTGAAAACCCTGTAGTCTCTTAACGAGGGTTGACCTTCGCATACCAAAACTATTACTTTGCTGGATTCTTCCCCAACCAAGGTCTCTAGGCATTTTTGTTATACACAAATATTTTTTCTACCCGTCCAATTGCCTTCCACCTTTCAGATGGGTATCCCATGTACAATTTTGTGGATAGTGTCCCTTCCTACCGCACCGACAGCAAACTTGTGGGTGTTTTCTTCCAGGTTTTTTATTTCCCCCACCACCTATTATTATGGGAGAGTCCTCAACGCACTCATGGGCAAAATGATCCATACTTCCACAACGAAAACAACAATCTAGGGATCCTCTAATCATCTTATTAATAGTAATCTTATCCTCATCGGTCAATTCAAACCTACAAAAACTCCCCCCACGAACATTATCTACACCCCACAAAGCCATTGCCTGTAGGGTATACTTATCCTCATCCCAATCATCATCAGTCTCAATAAATTGAACAACCTCCACAGGAGGATACCGACGAGTCCAATCAGCTCCCTGACGATTAAAATGATGGGTCATACGTTTACAAGGATGATGGGTTTTCCCCACATACCACTTCCCCCCCACCAATTTTAATATGTATATATATACCATTTAATTACTATTAAACAATATTTAAATAATATTTAATAAATTTTTTTACGTCTGCAAGGACGTCTATTCCAATAACTTTGTGTTGTACGGGTACTACATTTATGTATTTAGCTGTTTCAAGTATGTTGAGTTGTTCAAGGTCTTCGCTCTTTTGTAATGGAGTTGTAGGTTGGTTTTTCATGTTCATAAGATATCCCTTGCGATAAGCATATACCCCAATATGCCCCCACCACGGACCTCCATGGGGTATCGGCTGACGACTAAAATACATAGCCTCTTTGAATAGATTAAATACACATTTAACAGTATTCGGATCTTTTGCTTCTTCTTTTGTTATTTCGCTGATGGGTGTGGAACAAACGCAGTTTGGATGGTCTTTTAGTGACATTACTAATTTATCTATTATATCGGGATTGATATTTGGTTCATCTCCTTGGATATTTACAATTATATCATAGTCTTCATTAATCATATTTAAAACTTCAATACATCTTTTTGTTCCATTTTTATGTTTGTTGGAGGTGATTACAACCTCTGCACCAAAATTAAAACATTCATTAAAAACTTCTGGGCTATCGGTTGCGACTATAATTCTATTTAGAGTTGATGCCTTTTTAGTTTGTTCCCAAGTGTGTTGGATTATTGTTTTGCCAAAAACATTAAATAACATTTTACCAGGAAATCTGGAAGAATTCCATCTAGCTGGGATAATTCCCAAAGTTTTCATTTGAAAAATATGATTGTGGATTTTTTACAAAGTAAAATTACTTTTACCATAATCATATTTTTTAAATATTCAAGTCTTAATATGTTTTTCAACAATAAGATTGGTATAATAATTCGTTCTAAAAACTTCAACAAATTGACTAATTCTTTCTGTTGTTATTCTAAATCCCCCCTCTTTAATAAGTTTTTTAGCCTTAATGGTCCAATAACGTTCTCTCGCTTTAATATTTGATTTATTAGTTAGTGTTTTAAGATTGGTTTTTGTAATTACTTTGGTTGTTTTTCTTTTTCCACTACGATTTTTCTTTTTTGTGTGTTCGGTGGAAGTTACTTCTTTTTCTTCGTTTGGAACAAAACCTAATTTATTTGTACTATAACATGAACCAAATCCACTATCAACTTCGGAAGTAAGAATATAATTATAACAGTCAAAAGGAGTCCTATGGGTAAAGTCTATCATTCTTAATAATTTAAAAATTGATTTAAACTATTTCTAATTGTTATTATAATTAGATTTTTAAGTTGATTTAAGAGCATATTTGAACACGAAATATAGAGCACAAATTGTTACTCTCATTATGAAATTAATTAGTTAAAACCCGCCACGAAGGCGGAGTACAAGATGGATGGTACTCTCCTTCTGAATATTATAGTCAGAGAGACTTCGTCCATCCTCTAGTTGCTTACCTGCAAAAATAAGACGCTGTTGGTCAGGTGGAATCGCCCACCAACCGTAGAGTTTCCCCTACGGGCTAGACTGTATCTTAAGCTATCACTGGTGTTGATAAAACACCTCAAACCCACACCCGTGCGGTCGTTGAGGGAGAGACATATTCTTATCAATAACGAACTTAGTCTCTTTACCCGCGGATTACCCAATCTCAAACGTTATTACCATTGTGTACGGTCATTACCCGTGGTCCCTAGGAAGTTTTCACTTCTTCGGTGGTAGTTTGAGCTCTAAGGACTTTCCCGTCATTATAAGGTGTGTCGCCGTCACTTTTGTTACGACTAACTACTGAATTATGATTTAAACGTATATGTCTTTTCATGCTGTCCCTAGAACAATACTCTTTTTTACAAAAATCACACTTAATTTTTATTCCTTTATCTATGTGTTGTTGCTTTTCGTGTCTTCTCCTTCCGGACATATCAGAAAATTCACAATCACAGAATGAACATTTAAACTTAATATCCCATATTTCTTTTGATTTTTCAATACATTTTTCAATTTGTTGGATTTTATATGGAATCATCATATATGGTTTTATATCTTCAATAAACTTTATGGATTGGCGATGGTTTAAAACCCAATCGTGACCATAACATATTTTATTAGATGATGGAGAAGTTCTAATTCTTTCACGAATAAAACCACCCCATCTTTTTTTCCCAATATCAAGGGGTGTTCTATCATTTTGGGAAATTGAAATTCTTAATCTATTTCTATTACCTACATCGTTACTTATACTTCCTTCTCCCTCATAAAATCCACAAAACCATATTTTAAGTTGTTCTTGTTGGTCCATTATAATCTATACTTATCAACATATACTTCTTTAAATCAGTTGGGTTTCTAACTGTTTTTCCTAGAGTAGAGCCCAAATACTCTTGGCAGGTAGTTTTTCTAGGCTATATAGTTAACCTTCCTTATCTTGAATTTTAGCCTTTACACTATCAATGGTATCGGATGATTCAACTTCGAGGGTGATTGTTTTTCCTGTAAGGGTTTTTACGAATATTTGCATTAGTTTGTAATTACCAAATATTTTTTTAATTAACATAAAGAGTCATAATATTATTGTTTAAAGATGGAAATCCTTAACAAAGAAGGTCTTCAATTTTTAAACACCTTGGGGGATGGTGAAGTAGATTTAATTCTAACAGATCCCCCATATGCAATTTCAAGAGAATCTGGAATGAATAAATTATTCCAACAAATCCAAGTCCAAGAAGACGATGGAGTAGAATATTTAAAAACAGAAGAAGACTGGAATGAGTATAAAAAAACTTTAAAAAAACCCCAGCAAGAAATTTCACAGGGGTATGGTAGAGGTTGGTCTAAAGAGAATTATTTGCGTTGGGGTAGTATTCTTGGAAAAAAGTATGGTACTCAAACTAATTTTGGTGAATGGGATGAAAATTTTACTCTAGAAGATCTTGATATGTTTATAAAAGAGTACTATCGTGTCCTTCGAAAAGGTGGTACTTGTATAATATGGTTTGATTTGTGGAAACTTACACCTTTGAAAGAAATGATGGAAAAAAACAAGTTTAAACAGATAAGGTTGGTTGAATGGATAAAAACGAATCCCCAACCTATTAATAGTAAGATAAATTATTTAACAAACAGTAGAGAGATTGCTCTCCTAGGAGTAAAGGGGGGAAAACCTACTTTTAATAGTTCTTATGATAATGGGTTGTATAGTTATCCTATGGCCGCGGGGTGGTATAAATTTCATCCAACACAAAAAAATCTTCAACTCTTTGAAGAATTAATTGAAAAACATAGTAATGAGGGAGATTTAGTAGTAGATACCTTCCTCGGCGGTGGAACGACAGCTTACGCTGCAAAATTACAAAAAAGAAATTTTAAGGGTTGTGAATTGAACAAAGATTATTACAAAAAAATTATGGACAACTTGAAGAAAATTGAGTAGATAGTTGGTTTGTCGAATTTGTTCTTTTAAATACAATCTTCAAAACATCTTTATGAAACTGAACCGGGTCATACCAGTATGTACCTACCATTGCATAAGGATCATCGGGGTCATAAGAACATCCCCCAACAGTAAAATCCACACCCCAATGTTTCATATGAGGTATGTTAGTCGCTCCCCATCTCAAACCTGTTCTACGTGTTTCCTTTGAAACTTGGCGTTTTTGGAGATTACAGTGGTTGCATAAACTTTGAAAATCGGAAAATAGTTGGGTTCTTGGATCTAAAACTCTAGGGTCGTTATACAAGTCGTTCTTATGGTCACATACTAAATTAGATGTATTTCCACATACTACGCAGGGTGATTTAGTGTAAAAATTTTTAATGTCTTTTCTTATTGGACGGTTAATATTTTTATTTTGCTGACCACAAATTTTAATTAAAAAATGTGCTGAGGGTATTCCTTGTATGGGAAATTTAATTTTTTTAAATTTTATATAAGTATCTAAACTGTTTAGTATACGTTCTTTTTCTGTATCTGATGGTTCCCAAGTCCATATTGTAGTTTTATCATTTTTTACTTTTATGATTTTGTACCATCGGTCCCAGCCTCTTCCCAATCCTCCATTTTTTTGGTACAAAGTAGCAAATTCATTTATAAATTCTTGTACATTAACCCACCTAGTTGTATGAGTTAACGGATTAAATTCACCCAATTTTTTAAATAATTCAAGTTTGGTCATATACTTGGTCTTACATTTTACTTCGATTTTATTACACGTGTTTAACCGTAATCCCTGTACACTGAATATAAGGTCATTAACAATATTATCTATTTCGTTCATTTTGCATTAAATGAATAACAAATGTTAAGGTGGGTTTAATAAACCCTAGGGTTTTTTAAAAATAAGTTGGTGTAAGACTGTATCAATCGCTTTAATTTTTGATAAGTTCGACAGGTTTGTTTGTTTTTTCAACGATATTGATAATATCTTGGATTTTGCATATTAAATCTTTTGCAAGATATATCGGTTGTGCTTTTATGGCATCTTTCATATTCCATAGTTCAATTTCAAGTTCGTATAATTTTTTCTCACAGTTATTTATTTTCTGTGTAATTACAGAAAGATCATATCTCCAAAATTTATGGTAAAAACTTTTTGTTGTTTTGATTCTGGTAAGAGTAGAAGGATGATCGGGATTTAACACAATTTTAGTTGAAAGTTTAAATTCCTGCGATACAGAAAATCTAACATCCCAGGGACTATTTTTACAAGAATAATTATTGTTTACTAATTTTTCTTTTTTCTCAAAAATATCATCACCACAAGAATTAACAACAGTACGATAATTTTTTTTAATACTATCGTTGATATAAATTTCTTTTTTTGTAGTTTCTACTTTTTCCCATCCATTCCAAGCTCCTAAAACATTGAGAATTCTATTCCATATAGTTTCATCTACAGATGAATCAAATTTATTTAAATTTATACTACCTAATCTTGCTTCAATTTCAACATTAGGTAAATAAATGTTATTAGCTATGGTAGAAATAATAGAATCCATTATGAAGGAGTTTGTCTAAGTATTTACCATAATTATAAAGTATTTTCTTAAGTTAAATTATTTTTGTTATTTTTTACATAGGTATTGTTTTAACAGGTTTTTTAGTAAAGGGGTTGGGAATAACACCAGAATACATTCCTGTGGCAACCACGGCTACAATTATAGCAATAATTATATACTTTTTATCTAATTTTGCTACTTGACTAATACCGAAACCTTCTTTAATTGATTCATTAGAATCTACAACTTCAATTGGAGTTTCACTACTGGATGATTGAGGTATAATTCTAGAAAGTACAGCATCTTTAAATTCATAGTTCATTGGGAAAATTTGTTCAACCATAAGATTTACAACCTTGTCCTTTAATTCTACAGGTAATTTTACCCAATTTACTTCTAATTCCTTAAGAAAACTAGCTACATTATTAGCATTCAAATTATCCAATCCATATTTCGGAGCAAGAACTTTGTTAACCCAAAAAGAAACATCATCAGGAGTAACCTGTTCTCTAGAATTTACACGAACACCACGAGGCTCATAACCTTCACCACTTTCAGTTTCAACAACCCCTGACGAATCGACAAACCCAGAAGCAGAGTTCATTGTTGAATACAAACCGTTATAATAATAGTGTAGAAAAAATATATATATAAATTTACGAACTTAATTACATTCCTTTAGAAGATTGTTGAGAAATCAACTGTTCCAAAATTTCAGGAGGAATTGATTGTTCAGAAGAAGAAAAGAATAATGCATAAATTATGTAAAGAGCTGATACAATTATTACCCAAATAAGAATTTCTCTAATAACTAAACCCCAAAGAGGTTCTTTTTCATCAGGTGTATTTGGGTCTTCAAAATACTTTAAAAATTTGTGTTTAGGAAAATATTTTTCAGCAAGGGGATCAATTAAACCACCTTTACAAACTTGAAGGAATTGTGTTGTAAAAAGACTTCCTATAGAACCAAAAGACAAACCTGTCCCGTTTAAGAACTGAGAAAATTCCGAACTCATTTATTATAAGTAAACATTTAAATACAACAAAATTTACTTTTAATTAAAATTATTTTGCCAATAGACTTAGATGATAGAGGTAAAATATCCAATTCTTCTTTAGGACTTATTTTATATAAAATATTTTTTTTAACAATTTTGTATAAATTAGTGTCTTTGTTCTTTAAAAATATACCAGAATTAGCATCCCAGTCATTTAAAGAAACTATGTAAAATTGTTCATCTTTTAGGTTTTTAATCTCCTCTTTAAAATTAAAAATATCATAAATAGAATGTTTTTTACATAAAATATTTAATTGTTTTTTTGATAATCGATGTTCATCACTGTTTAAATAAATATAGTTAGAAAATATAAAATAATTTTGTGTTAAATAAAAAATAACTAAAATTAAAACTAATGCAACTGTAAATATTACCCATCGGTTATTCATTTATAATACTATCTTATTTTAAGTTAAAAATAATGACCACGGAAAAAAAAATTAGAAAACTTGTACTAAATGAATTAGATATGTTAAATAATAATACAATAAAGTTACAAGAAATTTTAAATAAACCCAAAAATTTAAATCATCAACAAACAAATAATTTTATATACGATAGTACAAATATTATCAATGGTTTACAACATCTAAATGAAAAAATTAATATGATAATAGAAAATTATAATAATAATTTTAGTGATAATACAAGTCAACAAATATACAATTTTGAAGAAAAATATAAAAAGGCATTTTTAATATATGCATTGCTATCTGGTAATAAATAATATCTAATTACTTACTCTCCGTCTCTTCTTCATCAACATCTTCTATAATAGCTTCTTCCTCTTCATATTCTTCCTCATCTTCGTCATCTTCGTCATCCTCGTCATCTTCGTCATCCTCGTCATCCTCATCGTCATCCTCATCATCCTCATCGTCATCCTCATCGTCATCCTCATCATAGTCATCATCGAACTCATCCTCTTCATCAGAATCATATTCTAAAGATTGCATATCTTCATCGGAGGGAACAGAACAAACAACTTGAACAATGGTTTCTCCCTCAGGAACATCAACATTATCTTTTATTGGGAAAACCTCCTTCAACTTAGTAACCATCTCATCATCAAGTTTCTGTGGAAGAACAATATTAAAACGAATAAAAAGGTCACCATAAGAACCATCAGTATCAAAAACGGGCATACCCATTCCACCAATCTTTCTAAATCCTTCGTGAAGATGAAGAACGTCGTCGTCATCCTTACCTATATTATAATACTTATTATCAAGGTGCTTAATAACGATATCGGAACAGTATGCTTCTGACAATGAAATATTTTTCATGATAAAAAGATTATCACCGTCTCTACTGAAGACACTGTGGTCATCTTCGATTATATTTATAATAATATCTCCGGGTTTGTATCCTGGTATTTGGTCTGCTTCTCCTTGGAATACAATTTTTTGTTCATCTATCATACCTTTTTTGATTTCTACGATGAGTTGTTTTTTTTCGTCTATAACTTTTCCTTCTTCTGTAGTTCTTTTAACTTTGACGCTGAGTTTCTTTTTCTTTCCGTTGTATAGGTCATGAAGTTTAACATGGAGATCAAACATTAGATCTCTCGTTCTAGGAATTTTCTTAGATGTTGGGCTTTTCTTAATTGTAGATGGGGTTGGATCAGAACCCTCCTTCATTAAAGAAGGGTCCATGGCAGAAACAACATTCTTAGTAACATTTTTAATCATGCTCTCAAGATCCATAGATTCAAGATTTTTCTTTTCATCGTCAGACATATTGGATGCAATTTGAGTAGCCATCTTGAAAATGTCTTCCATATTTACTTAATAACTTTTACGGATTTATAGTATTTACGGTTAAATTATTTCCATACTCTAAACGCAATTTAATAAAAATATGTAGACCCTTTAAAACATTACAACATTAAGCATAAGTTTTTAAGAGCCAAATATTTTTATTTGATTTTATAATTTTAAAGAAATTTCCAAATAAGCAAATTCTTAATTTGCGTTACCATTTTGAACAAGACTAACCATAGAGAGATCATCATTTTCAACACCACCAGCATTTCCAACCATTCCTTCTGATGGAACGCCTTCTGGTTCCTTTTCAAGCATAGCCTTGAAAGAATTCTTATCTTTGTAGGGATTTTGAGGGACCTGGGGTTCCTCTCCATTCTGGTTAGCGGGTTCGTATTCTCTTTGCATTTTAATCCTTGCAAAATGGTCCCTACGCATACGGTTAGCCATTCCCTCGTTAATCTTAATCTTGACATGGAATTGGTTACTCTTTTGGTATTGACCATTGTTAAACATTAGGACATAGTTCTTAATGTTCCAAAAATTTACAAAATTGTTAATCTCTTGAAAAAGATTTCCAATGAGATCACTAGGGACATCGTAAACTGTAGAGTAATTACCCTTAGGAGCGACAATAATCATAGCTCTCTGCCAAAGATCGTGATAAAAATTATAGTTATCACTTTCATTGATAAGATGTTCTTTGATAGTTCCTAATGGTCGGGTAGTATAATTTTTCTTAGGGCCGAGTTTTGAATTGTTCTTGTTAGAAATATTGTTAAATCTCTTATTGTTTTTGATATTTCCTTCTTTTTGAACATAATCATTATTGATTGACTCGCCAGTACTATCTTCTTTAGAATCCATTTTAATAGTTATGAATGTTTAGTTGTATTTAGTTTCCCAGAAGTAATCTTCATATTAATATACTAATGTACATCTTTAAATAAGTTAAAATAAGTTAAAATTATTTAGATATTTCTTGTCTACGTTGTTCTATGAGTTGTTCCATAGATGTTGATAGTTGACTTTTGGGTTGTTCATTAGAACTTAAACCTGGAGCCCCTGGTTCTCCTTTAATTTCTCCCTCTTTAACATTTGTTCCATTCACAGCGTCTAGAGTAGACCATCCATTAAACAATTCCTCTCTAGGACCTATAAAACTATATTTATCACTCATTAAACTATTATTTCCTCCTACGAAGCATGAGTCTAAATGTTCAAGACTTGTATCTTGAAACCATTTTAGTGCTTGGTTTCCGATGTGAACTGATTTTCCATCATATATAGCTGGTACACTTGTAACTTCTGGAGGTAGATTTCCCATTTGTGATTCTATTTCTACAAAATTTACTAAATTAAAAAACTCAAGTTGTTGGGCAATTAAATCGTATAATTTTGTGCAATTTTTACATCTTTTACTCATAAACATAACATATTTAGACTTAGGTTTTTCAGCATATACACTGGCTTTCTCTTGATCTTGTTTTGATACAGCTAAAGACATTGTTATTATTCTCTAATTACTTATAAGTTTATATATTTTTATATTTGAACGAAAATTGGTTTATTTTGAAAAATAATTTATTTTGTTGTAGTAAAGTAAGATGAATACTCAACAGGCGTGGGTTGGAAAACAAAATTGGTCAAGCATCGCACCTCCAAATGTAAATCCTGTAACTGTCCATAATTGTGGAACAACTATGGAAAAATTAAAACCATCTAACCATGGTCAAGTTTGGGCTCAACCAGCTGTAGAAAGATATAGATGGGGTTCGAGGGTTATAGAATCTCCTGCTGAATATTATAAAAATATTCGTAACTGGGTTATACAAAAACGTACTCAGGAAATACATAGAATGAGAGAAGAAGATCCAACCATTACACAAGGCAAATGGTTAGAGACTGAAGAAAATCTAGGAGATAATAAACGCCTAGCATCTTTAGTTTCTGAAGGACAGCAAAAACTTATGAACTACTTAAATAATAAATTTGCCGAAAGTTGTAAAGAAATACCGATGTTTTTTAAAAATAATCCCCTTCCTGAAGCTCTCACAATTACAGACATGCAAGTTGTAACCTATCAATCAAATAATAATCCTTTAAAACTTTACCATAAAGCACTTGTAACTGTTTGGAATACAAAAAGATATGTAAGTTTATCTTTTAAAATTGGAGCATATCAAGATCTTAAAAAAGGAAATACTTGGGTCGTCGTTTGGGATTATGTAAACCCAAATAACTGTCCTTTAGGAGAAAGTATTAAAGGCCATCCTTGTGGAGAACCAGCTAGTTATGATCTTAACTCGGGAAGATTAGAAACCCAACCACAACGTAAAAAATTAAAATGGATTAATGAACCTGCTTTAGCTGATAACTCTTATTCGAAGGGAGGAACATACTCTCCCGATGGTCCTGTCGTTATTGTAGATGAAGGTCCAGAAGATTTGGATAATTTAATTAAAGAAATGGGAGATGTATTAACAAGAAACAATTTTTACACAACTGCTTTAAATTACAATGGAGGGTCAGTGTGGTAAGTTAGAAGTAATTCTAGGATGCATGTTTAGTGGAAAAAGTACAGAACTTCTTAGAAGAATCAATACCTATAAATCATTAAATAAAACAATATGTTCAATATCCTATACTGAAGATCAACGATATGGAACAAATGTTATAAGTACACACAATTTATATAGAGTACCGTGTTTTATGTGCACTGATTTAATAAAATTTAATGAAGAAGCAGAAAAAATGTTAAATAATGTTGATGTAATTATTATAGATGAAGGACAGTTTTTTTCAAAATTAAAAGAATTTTGCATAAAAATGGTTGATGAACAACATAAACATGTTATTGTAGGAGGATTAGATGGTGATGCAAAAAGAGAAAAATTTGGAGAAGTTACAGAACTTATTCCAATAGCAGATGATTATATTAAACTTAAAGCTTATTGTAAAATTTGTAATGAAAATAACAATACATTAACTACTGCAATTTTCACTAAAAGAATTCAAGGTGATCATACACTTCAAAAAGATATAGGAGCTGAGGAAAAATTTATTCCTGTTTGTAGATATCATTATTTAAGTTAGAAATAATTACTTTATTTTTTATACACATAATTAAAGATAAATTGTAATATTCTAACAATTATAATAGCAGTTAAATTCTGTAACCAATACCACCCATCGGGATTATTAATATAAAGTAAATAAGTTACTAAAAATGTTAAATTTGCTACAATAGCTAGTTCGATTAATTTTGTCTTAACGTCCTGCTTCATTTTATTGCAATTTATAATATATTAACATTTTTTTTAACTTTAAAAAGGCATTTTAAGAGGGCGAGCCCCTCTTATCCAACCATTTTTTATAAAATCATCTACCGTTTTCTTAGAACGTCTAGACATACCACCACCAGCACCATACCAATTTAAATCACCCTTATTAGCTGTAATAGGTTGAAACACATAAGGACGAGCATAACGCATTGCTACATTTGCCCTGCCGAAAGCAGAACCTTTGTAATGAAACCAACGCTGGCTTTTACCTGCGGCACGTACTTCCCATTTCTTACCATCTCCACCTGTACGAACAGTTCCTATGGGGAAATCTTTAGCAGACTGAGAAGGACTGGACCTCTTACCACGGAATGTTTTTCCTGTTGATGTCTTCTTTGTATTGTACGACCGCTTGGCAGGGGTCTTCTTCTTCGCAAGGGGGGTACTCTTTGTGGGGGCCTTACGCTTACCGAATCCTCTACCCCTTGTTGCCAGTTTTTTTAATAATCGGCGGCGACCTACTTCAGTTAAATAGGCGCCACCTAATCCAGCTGCATAAGGGGCTAAGGGAGCTAGAGCTTGGTCAACAGCAGATGTTTTATTATTTCTCATTTTTTCACCTATTGGTTTTCCAGCATATTTATACGTTAAATAACCACCAGCAGTAGGAATAGCAACTACAGGATTTACAGCACCTACATAAGCTCCTGGAACAGCACCTAAATAATAATTGCCTCCCATATCACTTACAACATCCCCAGCCATTGCACTTGTTCCTATAGAAGCTGCAATAGCAGCCAATCTCTTCTTATCAAGCTTCTTTAAACCAGAACCAACACTCTTTCCTAATGATTTAAGACGGCGTCTCATTCCAAAACTTTGGACAGCCTTTCCATCGGTTAACATACCTACGTCAAAATACTTAGCCATTGGAGTTTTAGCCATTCCACAATTTTTATTTAACATTACAGCTGCACTTAGTTGCCCCCCTGGATAGGCCATTCTAGGTTGATAAAAGTATTTAGATGTAAACACTTTATTAAATCCACCTGGGCCAAACTCTCTCCCGAGAGTTCCTGCATTGGTAACAGGATTCCATCCCTGGGCAACTAGTTGTTGTTTCCAGTTAGGTTTAGCAACAAATCCCTTACCGTTAGGAAATTGTTTTCCATATTTCTTTACTTGGCCAATTTCATAACCAAACGAAGCCTTCCTTTTAACCATGGCTTTACCGTGTTTAAGAATATCTTCTATTGTTTGACTACCTTTTACAAGTTTATCACCAAAAACCCACGTAGGGGTTACTTCAACTTTATGACTGTGCATGGCAGCTTGGTCGGGGGACTTTGTATAAGAAGTTTTGTTAATACGTAGGGGTTTTATGGCTTCTTTAATGGTTTCAATTTGTCTTATGCAAGAAGGGCATCTTGGGTTATGGTAAAACCATACATGATCGTCTTTTAGGATTTTAACAAGTTCTTCAGCATCCTTCTTTCCAAACCTGGTGCGTCTCCTGACTCCTGACTTAGCTACTCTCCTAGCTAGTG